ACAGGAACAGGAACAGGAACAGGAACAGGAACAGGAACAGGTACAGGCACTGGTTTAACTGGCTTAACTGGCCTAACAGGTACAACAATTGCTGGATTGGGTTCAATTCTTGGTGGCTTAACAAGTAATGCAGTTACAAACACTGGAATTACAAACGCGCAAAATATACAAAATGCCGCTGCCGCTGCTGCTCAAACTAATTTAAAAGACATTTATGGTCAGCAATTAGGGTTTACCAAGCCTTATCAAGATTTGGGCGTTCAAGGCACATCAGCTATTTCTAGCAACTTGCCTTACTTCCAACATCAGTTTGATGCAAATGATCTAAACACTAACCTTGCTCCCAACTACGCATTCCAGTTGGGTCAAGGCCAAATGGCTAACCAACGTGCTGCAAACGTTGGTGGTGGTGCTTTGTCTGGTAACACCCTGACTGGCTTAAATCGCTATACCCAAGACTATGCGGGTAATGCTTATCAACAAGCCTTTAACAACTACAACACTCAACGCAACAACATTTACAACACGTTGTCTAATATTGCGGGACTTGGCAACACTTCAAACGCTCAAGCAATTGGTGCTGGCAACACATACGGCACAAACACCACCAATCTTACTACTGGTTTAGCTGCTGCTCAAGCGGGTGCAAATGTTGCTCAATCGACAAACAACGCTAATACGCTAAACAACATTGTTAACAATGCTGCTTTGTTGCTTGGTCAAAATAATTCACCTGGTCAATCAAATGCAAATTTGGCAACCAACCCTTACTTTAGCCCTGTTTAAGGAATAAAAATGCCTGAATTTTTCACCAACTATTCTGCCGCTATTCCTAAACAAACATCAATTGCTGATTTGGTTGGGAATATGTCTGCCTTGCAAAAGTACAACCAAGAACAGCAGTTAATGCCGATCCAGTTGGAAGGCGCAAAAGCTGAACTTGAAAAAGCTCAACAAGGTGCGGCTGAAGGCGGCATTAAGTTGTCGCAAACTCGACAAGCCAATCAAGAAAACTTGGCTGTGCAAGAGGCTATTCGTAAAAACCCTCAAAGTTTTATGACCAATGGTCGGTTTGACCCTAACAAACTGATGCAGCAACTGCCTACATTGGCTCCGATGACTCACACGGATTACATCAAGAAATATACAGATGCAATGACTAGCGCAGCAAATGCTGAAAGCGCAGTGTCTAAACTTTCTGAAGACCGCAGGGGAATTATTGGTAGCACCATTTCAGCTTTGGGTCATGCCGGAGTAGACAATCCCAAAATTGTTATTCGCGCACTTGACCAACTAAAAAAACACCACAAAGGTGATGAAGCATTTAGTGAATCAGTAGATGCATTTGCGGATGAAGCATTTAGTGAATCAGTAGATGCATTTGCGGATATGTTTAAGAACGCAATGCCTGGCTCACATATTTCGCAAACCGCAATCCTTACGGGCAATATGTTGTTGTCGCCTTCTGAGCAGCAACAATTGTTTGCGCCAAAGCCTGGCACAGTTAATTTGGGTGATGTTGTGCAACCCACAGTTACTAGACCTTCAGTAGTTGGGCAAAATCCAAGCATTGCTAGAACTGGAACGCCTATGGATTTGGGTGTTCCACCAACTCAACAAGTTGTCAATTCGGCAACGGGTGAGACTCAATTGGTTGGCCCTGCTTCTCAACGTGGACGTCAGACCTATCAAACTGGCATGGGGCCAGCACAAACAGAATTGCTTGGTGCTGGCGGCACAAACGTTTCAAAAGACTGGACAAACACCACGTTTGAAGCGCAGGGAGCGCCAGGCCGCATAGCCGTATTCCAAAACATTAAAAAGCTCGTTCCTGAATCGTTTACAGGGGTTGGCGGGGAACGTAAACAGTTCTTGTCTGGTTTGGCTCAAGCGGTTGGCATTCCAGCAAATGTTCTTGAAACCTCATCCACTGACGAATTGGCTAAAAATACCAAACTGCTTCAATTGGCTGGCGGTAACACTGATGCGGCTCGGGGTATTGCAGAACTTGCCAATCCAAACACCAAGATGACCAAAGAAGGTATCTTGCGCGTGACCGATCAACTGATTGGCATGGAAAAGATGAAAGAAGCCAAGGCGCGTTACCTTCAGCCTTATTCTCAGAATGCACAGCAGTATCAACAAGAAATGGGCAAATTTAGTCAGATTTCTGACCCTCGTTTGTTTCAAGAAATGTCACAATCAGAGGCAAAGAAATTGTGGGATTCAATGTCTGATGCTGAAAAGGCTTCAATGATTAGAATGCAAAGACAAGCAAAACAAATGGGAGTAATTAAGTAATGCCAACTTTTGCTGACTATTTGGATACGGTTTCCTCCGCAGAAAAGGGGCCAAATACTCAAGGCTTGAATCCTGATTTGTCTGGCAAATTAGAACAAGCCAAGGCCGCTTATCGTCAGCAATTTGGTAAAGAACTTCCAATTACTAGCGGTTTTAGAACACGGGAAGAACAAACTAAATTAGCTGCTTCTCCTAACAAATATCCTGTTGCAACCCCAGGCACTAGTTTGCACGAAACTGGAAATGCCGTGGACATTGGCAAAGATGTTCCTGACTCGTTTTTGGCTCAATATGGTTTGCATCGTCCATTGGGTAAAAAAGACCCTGTTCATGTTACTTTGATGCCAAGCAAAACATCTAATCCACAAGGTAAAACATTTGCTGATTGGATAGACACATTGCCAGCAGAAGGATCAAAAGCTGCGCCTACTGAGCAAAAACAGGAAATGCCTGCAATTGCTCAGATGTACAACCAATTCCAACAAAAGAAACGTGATTTGGGTGCTGGATTAGCGTCATTGGCTGACACTACTATTGGTGGAATTATTCCTAATATTGCTGGCCCTGTGACATACGCTGGCGCTAGAGCATTAGGCCAATCACCAGAACAAGCAGCAGTTATTGAACAAAAAGTTGTTGGCGCTACCGATAAGCCTTTTGGCAAATCGTTTGGCATTACTAATGATGCCGCTTATCAACAAGAAGCAAGTCGCAAAATAATGGATTTTGTTGGGCAAAACATTGGTAAAGGCGCTGAATGGATTGCTGAAAAAACAGGTTTGCCTGTTGGAGATGTTCAAAACATGATGGGAACATCAATGGTTGCTGCTGCTCCGGTTGTTGGAAAAGTTACTAAACCTGTTGTTGAAATGGCAAAACCAATTGCTCGCACTGTTGAGCAATGGAAATCTGAACTTGGGCCTGCTCAATTGCAACAGCAGTTTGAAGCTAAAGGCGGTATGCGTTCTGGTGGTGCTGCGGCTACTACTGGACAGGCAGAATTGCAAGCAGCTATCGCTCAAGCCTCTCCTGAGTTGGCGGCAGAACTGAAGACACTGAAACCCAATGAAGCAAACATGGCGGCTATAAATCGCCAACTCAAGGGTGACAGTTTGCCTGTTCCAGTTAAATATACTCGCGGACAAGCCACGCAAGACGTTAGCCTGCTTTCTGACGAAATGAACCAGCGCGGTCGAAATCCTGAATACGCCAATCGTTTTAGTGAGCAAAACAATGCTCTCAAAGAAAACTTTGACGCTATCCGTGACAAAGCGGCCCCTGATGTATTTGGGACAAACCATTTAGAAAACGCTGACACGATTATCAATTCTTATAAAGCAGTTGATGATGCTCGGGTCAAAGACATTGGCGCAAAATACAAAGCTCTGAAAGACGCTGCTGGAGGCGATTTCCCAATTGACGGGCAAGCCTTTGCACATAATGCCTATCGTGCGTTGTCCAAAGAACTGAAATCAGACTTTGTGCCGCCAGGCATTGACAAGCAATTAAGCAAGTTTGCTTCTGGCGAAAAAATGACGTATGAGCAATTTGAAGCTATGCGTACAAACTTGGCTGCTGAAATGCGTAAGGCTGAACGGTCTGGGGATGGTAACGCTAAAGCGGCCTCTAGCATTGTTCGCCAAGCCTTAGAAGATTTGCCATTAAGCGGTGATGCTGCCACGTTAAAACCATTAGCTGACCAAGCTCGATCAGCCGCTAAAGCTCGGTTTGACATTCTCAAAAAAGACCCTGCATATGATGCTGCGGTCAATGATATTGCTCCAGACAAGTTCATTAACAAATACGTTATCAACGGCAACAAGCGTGACCTTGAGACACTTGTAAATCAACTTGGCGGTGGTTCTGAAGGTCATCAGGCTGTCAGCGCGGCAACAATCAATTGGTTGAAAGACAAGTCAATCAGCAGCGGTAACTTTAATCAAGCGTCTTACAACCGAGCATTGAAGCAAATTGAGCCTAAACTCAATCAACTGGTTGACGCTGAAACCGCCAAGAACTTGCGAACTTTAGGTGAGGTGGCTGCCGATGTGCAGGCGCAACCTCGCGGCTCATTTGTAAACAATTCCAACACCTTTGTGGCTGGCGCAAAAGCATTGGCCGCTTCTGGTCTTGAAAAGGGTGCAAACACTGTTTTGGGTGCGGGGATCGTTCCTGTTGGATCAATGATTCGTGAATCAGCACAGAAACGCGCATTGAAGCAAGAAACAGCAAAAGCCTTACGGCCTGGCGCGGGTACAAAACTCTCTGACATAGGAAAATAAAATGGCAGTCAATCTCTCCCCAATTGGTAACGGATTCCAATTCTTTACCACCAACGGCACTCCTTTGTCGGGTGGCTTTATTTACACCTATGCCGCAGGGACTACAACACCCCAAGCGACATACACCACTTCTACCGGAAGCATTGCCAACGCAAACCCTATTCAATTAGGCACTGATGGTCGGCCTCCACAAGAAATTTGGTTTACTTCTGGGTCAAATTACAAATTCGTTTTGACTGACGCAAGCCTGAACGTCATCCAGACTTACGATAATCTTTATGGAATCATCGGCACAACCGGAACAGTAAGTGCTGTTCCTTCGGGCGGCATCATCATGTGGTCTGGGTCTATCGGCTCCATTCCTTCGGGCTACTATTTGTGCAACGGTCAAAACGGCACTCCAAACCTTCAGGATTCGTTTGTTGTTGGCTCGGGTAACACTTATGCTGTGGGCAACACTGGAGGCTTTACAGCGGCTTCCACGTCCAATGTGGGTACATATTTGCCGACCTATTATTCACTGGCTTACATTCAGAAAGCGTAATCATGGCTGGCGAAATTGACCTCGTTAAATATGGCGTAATGTGGGCCAAAGTTGAAGCAATGGAAACGGAAGTTCAAGAACTCCGGAAAGACGTTAAGACCCTGCTAGAACTTGCCAACAAGTCTAAAGGTGGGTTTTGGATGGGAATGGTCATTGCGTCTAGCATTTCAAGTTTGATTGGTTACTTTATTCATTCCGCGAGCCAAAAATGATTGACCCGTTTGAGGCACTTGACGCTGTTAACTCGGCTGTCAATCTAATCAAAAAAGCAGCTAACACGGCTCAGAACGTGGAATCTCTCGGCCCTTTCTTGGGCCGTTATTTTGATGCCAAAGCAAATGCGCTTCAAGCCGTAGTGGAAGCCAAAAAAGGCACATTTAAAGGTTCTGCACTTGGCAAAGCAATGGAAATTGAGATGGCTATTGCTAAGCATAAACAGTTTGAAGAAGACCTAAAGAACAAACTGTTTTACCCAAACCACATGGAACTGTGGAACAACATTAAAGCTAGAGCCGCCACAATGGAGGCCGAGTTTGCCAAAGCCGCCAAGCGCGAAAAAGACGCTGCTGCCAAAAAGAAAAAAGAAATTCAACAAGTTATTGAGATTGTGCTTGGATCGCTTGCTGGTATTTTGCTTTTATCAATGGTGGGTTGGGGCATCTATCAGTTGAGGAATCATGGATGAAGTCGTTAAAGGATTTAAGCAATGGTTCAAGCTGTTCTGCTACGTTGCTTGCGTTTGGTGGTTTCTTGATTTTGTTTACGTTTTGCCTGAACCAATTGCTAAACGTGCAATGGATAAAGCGTTAAGTTATTTACCCTTTTGAAAGGCTAACATGGATGAACTTCTTTCTCTCCTCAAAGGCGTTGCGCCTGCTTTGGCTACCGCTGTTGCTGGCCCTTTGGGTGGCGCTGCTGTGTCCGCTATTGCTGGCAAATTTGGCGTATCTGATTCTGTTGAAGCCGTGGCAAAGGCTATCGCAGGTGACCCACAAGCAGCACAGAAACTGGCTGACCTAGAACTGGAATATGCCAAGCTAGATGCGGCTGACCGTGATAGCGCGCGTAAACGTGAATCTGAGATCGCCATGAGCGCTGCTGCTCCTTGGTATAGCAAAATGGTTACCCCTGCTTTGGCGCTTGGTGTGTTCATTTTGTGGGCGGCAATTAACTTCACAATGTTGACAGGCAAAGACGCTATTCCTGACGCTATGCGGGAAATAGTCATTCGTATGTTGGGAAGCCTAGACGCTGCCACCATGCTGATCCTGTCGTATTATTTTGGTAACTCTCACAAGCACTGACATGAAAGAAAACTTTGACAAAGCATTAGCTGCCGTTTTGGTTCACGAAGGAGGATACGTTTTTAACCCAAAAGATCCTGGGGGAGAAACGAACCTAGGCTGCACAAAAGCAGTCTGGGAGGAGCATTGTGGTCACCCTGTAGACACAAAAACAATGAAAGCACTGACCCCCGCTGATGTTGCCCCGCTGTACAAACGTAAGTATTGGGACAAAGTGCAGGGCGATGAACTGCCAAGTGGTGTGGACTACGTTGTGTTTGATGCTGCAATCAACAGTGGGCCTGGTCGTGCCGCAAAATGGCTTCAAGCGTGTGTCGGAGTTGATCCTGATGGCGGTATAGGCCCAAAAACTTTAGCCGCTGTACGGGCGTTTAATGCAAAGGCATTGGTAGACGATTTTGGAAAGCGTAGGCTGTCGTTTATGATGGACTTACCCACATGGCCCACCTTTGGTAAGGGTTGGTCACGCAGAGTTTTAGAAGTAACCGCCACAGGCGAACAAATGACGGAGTAAATCATGGCTACAAAAATGGTATTGACGCGCGAAAAACCAAAGCACTCAGAGGCTAAAGAATACGTTTTTGAACGTGAATGGAAAAAAGAAGCCCGTAAAGTGGCCGAGTTGGAAAAAGAATTGAAGAAACATGAGCGCACTGACATGGCTCACGCTCACCCCATGCA